ATGCTTCTAGCGGTTTTCCTGGAGCAGATACAAATAACGGCACAGTTAACATTACAGTTAATACAGGCATCGGAGATCCTAACGCCATTGCAGAAGCCATCGAGCAGGTAGTTCGTGGCGCAGTTGATCGTGGAACTTTGCGAGCTAGTTAATGACTTGGCTTCCAGAATGGCGAGTTACAGTAGGTGATGATGTCTATACGACTGTCACCTCTGTTTCCTTTGCATCTGGTCGCTTAGATATTGATCGCCAGCCGACTGCAAGTTACTGCCAAGTAGAAATAATTAACACCACTGGCGCAGCCTTTACAGTCAATGTCACAGAGCAGATCAGCCTAGAACTTAAGAACGGTTCTGGCACTTATGTCACAGTCTTTGCTGGGGAAGTATCAGACTTCAATGTGGGAGTAAGAAGTCCAGAGGAATCAGGCTTTATTACCTACGGCACTATTCTTGGAGTAGGTGCATTATCTAAACTAACTAAGGCGGTCTACAACACAGCCATTACAGAAGGCTTAGATGGCGCACAGATCGGTGCAATCCTTGGCGAGGATCTACAATTCTCATGGGATGAAGTAACCCCGACAGATACATGGGCAACATATACACCTACTACCACTTGGGAATATGCCGAGACTTATCTAGGCACAGTGGACACAGGCTTTTACACGATGATTGCACTAGCTGCTAACGCAACGGCTAAATCTCAAACCCTTGCAGATCAGATTGCCAACAGCGCACTAGGTCAGGTGTATGAGACCAAGACTGGCTTTGTCAATTATGACGATGCAGACCACAGATCTAACTACTTAGCTGCTAACGGCTACACCTTCTTGGATGGCTCTTATGCCTCACCTAGTTCTATCCAGTCCACTACTCAGATTGGCAGATTGCGTAACAGCCTTATCTACAAATACTCAACAGGCTACGGCTCAACATTTAGCACATCCAGCGCAGACTCTATAGCCGCTTATGGACTCTTTGAGAAGTCGGCTGAATCAAACATCAAGAACCTTGTTGATATCACTGATATCGCTACTAGAGAGTTAAGACTTCGCCAAGTGCCTAAGGGGTCACTCGGAGCCATTACCTTCAGGCTAGATAATCCAGACATGCCTACAGCCATGCTTGATAGCCTTATTGCAGTGTTTTTTGGTATGCCTGTGCTAATCAACAATCTACCTAGCAACCTTCTCGGAGGAACCTTCGAGGGCTTTGTCGAGAATGTGGCATTGCGAGCAACACCTACCTTTGTTGATCTAACACTTTACATCTCAGCTACAGAGTTCTCATTATCAACGACACAATGGGATACCGTTATCCCTAGCACAATAGATTGGGCATCTGTAAATGCTACACTTATCTGGAACAACGCGACAGGAGCACTAAACTAAATGGCAACCTCACCGATATATGGCTGGGCTGAACCAGACAACACCGACCTTGTAAAAAATGGCGCACTTGCCATTCGTACCCTTGGCAACGCCATCGATACAACAATGGGCACAATGACTCCAAAGTCCACTGTTACGGCTAAAGGATCTCTGATTGCTGCAACTGCTGCATCAACTCCAGCCAACCTTTCTGTTGGTAACAACGGCGAAGCACTTTATGCAGATTCTTCCGCCACAACAGGACTTCGCTATGTGGCAACACCAAGTGCAAGCAATCCTGTTCTTAACTCAGGCTTTAATGTGTGGCAACGAGGAACTTCAATTTCTGTGCCATCGGCTTTTAGCACCTATGCGGCTGATCGATTTCAAGTATTTAACGCAGGTGCAAATGAGGCATTAACGGTCGCAAGACAACCAACAAATGACACAACTAATTTGCCATTTATCCAATATTGCACAAGATTTCAACGAAACTCTGGACAAACTGGTACGACACTAACACAGTACGGACAAACTTTAGAAAGTGTAAACTCAATTCCTTTTGCTGGAAAAACAATTACTTTTTCTTTCTACGCTAGAAAAGGCGCAGATTTTTCTGCAACTTCTAACACGTTAGCCTATTCTGTACAATCAGGCACAGGCACAGATCAAAATGTTTTTACAGGATTTACAGGTGCAACAAATGTAATTGGCCAAGCCGCAACGCTAACGGCAAATTGGCAACGATTTACTTTTACATCCACTTCAGTATTTCCCATAACAGCAACACAATTGGGTTTGCAATTTGCTTATACGCCTACTGGCACAGCAGGCACCAATGATTACTACGAAGTAACTGGCGTTCAGATTGATATTGGGAATGTGGCACTTCCGTATCGCGCCTATGCAGCAACATTTCAAGGAGAATTAGCCGCTTGCCAGAGGTACTACTACAGAACTACTGCTGGTGCCTTGTTTGGTTATTTCTCGGCTGGTAACAATTATGGAGCAACAAGTAACTATTCTTTACTCAATTTACCAGTAACTTTAAGAACTGCGCCAGCATCTATTGAGACAACTGGAACGGCATCAAATTATCGTTTAGCAGGTGGCGGAGTAGCAACTACTTGTAGCGTGGTGCCAGCAATAGACCAAACAGGAACTAACCAAATATCTATTCTTGCAACAGTTGCCAGCGGTTTAACCGTTGGTTATGCAGCAAGTCTTGGTGCAAACAATACGACATCAGCCTATATTGGCGTTAGTGCGGAGTTATAATGAAACTAATCGAATACAAAAACTCAAGTGATGATGAGATGATTATTGTGATTGATGAGGAAAACGATACAGCCGAATCAATGTCTTTGGCTGAATACAACCGCCGCTTATTAGAAGCGGAACAATTTACACCGATTGTAATCGATGAAACCAAGATTAAGTAAGGCTGCTCAACAACTTAGGGAACAGTTCGATGATTCATTCCCAAGTCGTGACCGCACATCGGATGGCTGGATCGGTGATACTCGACACGCAGCTCGCCCTAGCGATCATAATCCCGATGCTAATGGCTGGGTTCGTGCCATCGATGTTGATCGTGATGTCAGTGGTCGGAGCAAGCCAGACCTCATGCCAGATATTGCAGATCAGATTCGTCTCTTATGCAAGTCTAAAAAAGAAAACAGAATTACCTACATTATCTTTGATGGTCGTATTGCCTCAGTCAAGAAGGCTTGGGCATGGCGAACATACGAGGGCTCAAACAAACATAACCACCACTGCCACATCTCGTTTGCGAAAGAAGCTGACGATGCTGGGGCTTTTTTTCAAGTACCTATGTTAGGAGCCAGTAATGAATGAACTAAAGACAGCAGCAGGTTCTTGGGCTAGAGCCTTTTTAGTAGCAGTTATCTCAATGGCAGCAGCTGGGGTCTCAGATCCTAAAGCTCTTATTGCAGCAGGCGTGGCTTCTATCTTGCCTCCAGTGTTGAGATACCTCAACGCTAATGATCCTGCTATGGGCATTAAAAAGTGAGCCAGACAGACTTCTTCACTCTTTACATGGCAACCCTTGCAACGCTAGGTGGCTTATCGGGCTTTGTCATAACACACTTATTGTCTGAAATTAAAAGACTTAATGGGCGTGTTGATGAGATCTATAACCTACTTCTAGACCGATAATTTTCTCATGGCAAGAAAAGCAACTCAGCAGCTAGTAGAGCAAGATTACTCAGCACTCGATGCTTACTGCATTGGGATGTATGAGTTCGCTCAGTCTCTCAAGCGCGCAGGTTTTGATGAAGAAACAATCCTTGGAATCATCATAGAGCGATCAGCCTACCCTGCATGGATCTTGCCTGATCCAATAGAGCCAGAACGCTTTGGCGATTATGAAGATGAGGACGATGATTAAGAAACGATATCTAGTGATATCAGATCTACAGATTCCTTACCATCACGAGCAAGCGGTTAAGAATCTCATTAAGTTAGTAAAGCGCGAGAAGTTTGACTTAGTCCTAAACACAGGTGACGAGCTAGACATGCAGTCACAGTCCAAGTGGGCAAAGGGAACGCACCTAGAATATGAGGGGCAATTAGATGCGGACAGAAGTCTGGCTCAGAACATCCTCTGGGATCTTGGCACTACCGATATCACACGATCAAACCACACGGATCGTCTTTACCACACTCTCGTTAGGGGAGCTCCTAGCCTCATCGGACTTCCAGAACTCGACTACTCCAACTTTATGGGCTTCAATGACTTGGGGATTCGTTTCCACAAGAAGCCCTTTGAGTTCCATAGAGGCTGGGTCTTAGTTCATGGTGATGAAGGATCGATGAACATTAATGCTGGTCTTACTGCCCTTGGTTTAGCGCGTAAGTTCGGCAAGTCTGTAGTCTGTGGACACACGCACAGAGCAGGCATTAGTGCCTTCACAGAGGGCATAGGAGCCTCATACAGGACTTTGTGGGGCTTAGAGGCTGGGAATGTCATGGA